CTAAAATTTCTTCAACTGTATTTCAATATTTCCATTGACTATAATTATTTTTGATATTATAGTTTTTAATATACGGTTTTTGTTTTGCTTGTCAATGTGTTCCCACACATCGGCAAGCTTTTTTATATTATCGTATACAAATTCTTTCTTCTGTGAGTTATCCGGGCTCTTCATCTCGTTCTGTATTTTTAGTTTTAGCTCATCTATACCGGATTCCGTTTCTTTTATCATCTCCAGAACCGTATCATTTCCCTCAGCATAAAGAGCATACAGACGTTTTAGCTTCGTTTTCTCTTTTTGGAGTTGTTTACTCAAAATGTCCAGACAGCTTTCTCTTTCTTTTGGCTTATGCGATGATAAATTGAGGGAAATCTTTAAAATCTCATCTTCAACCTGCTTTTCAATATCTTCTGCCCACTCAAGCGAATTGCTGCAATTCGGATTGTAATTTGGTAAGTACGACATGCCGTTATCCCTTGAATAGCAATAAATTTTATGCTTCCCATGAGTCCACTTCTGATATCTCATCTTGCATCCGCACACTCCGCAATAGCACAGCCCCGTCAAGAGCTGATTCTCGTGATTAACGCAGAAGCTTTTACTTTGCTTACGAGTTTTTCTTAATTCCTGGGCTAATTCGAATACTTTAATATCGAAAATTGGTTCATGTCTTCCCTTATATAGTTTCCCTTTATACGGAATCATGCCAATATTTACAGGGCTGGTAAGAACCTGTCGTGTAACAAACTCACTTTTAAATCCTATCAATTTCTGTATTCGAACATCAGAATAACCGGATATATACAAATTCATAGCTCGCAAAGCCATTTCTTTGCGTTCCGGTATGGGAACTAAGATTCCGTCTTCTTTGCTATATCTATAGCAATAAGGGGTGTTGCCACCTCCCATCCAATATCCCTGTTTCACTCTCTCCAGCATACCACCGCGCATTCTAAGCAGCATAGTATTTTTGTCAAGTTGCGCAAACACTGCCATCATCTGAGTGTATGCTTGCTCCATTGGGCTGTCGTAGCTTACACTATCATGCACGCATCTAAAATCCACCCCATTAGGTATGAATACACGTTCAATTAAGTATATTCCATCGACCATGCTTCTTGATAATCGATCTAGTTTAAACGCTACAACACATTTTAATTTTTTCTTTGAGCAATCATTAATTAAGCGTTGCAATGCTGGACGATTCATATTCGAACCTGTGAAGCCATCATCCTCGTACCAATCAGATATAATCAATTGATTTTTTCTGCAATAATTTTCAATATCTCTTTTCTGACTGTCTAATCCATTTCCCTCTTCGGCCTGTTTTTCTGTTGATACACGCAAATACGCAACACATTCCATGACTATTCCTCCTTTGTGTAGAAATGTGCCGCACATATCATGTTACGACACATTTTACACTACAATATTTTTGCGGTCAACCTAAGCATTCAATTATGATTTTAATAATTTCTTCTGGCAGTTCAATTTGTTCGATGTCAATTTCTTTCCCATCAATCGTAACAATTGCCATATGCTCACCTCTCATTTCACAAAATCAAAAATATTCATCTGTCCTTGTATTTCTTCTATTTCATCTTTTGTAAAAAATTTGCAGGCTGTCCAATTTGGATTCCAGTCAGCATCCAGTTCGTAATTTAAGCATTTGCATCTTTTAGCGTTTTTAAACATCGTGCATTCAAAGCATTGATGTTCATAGTTCGTACCGCCCGAACGCTTGTACATTTCGCTGATTCTTCTCATAGGCTGATGTCCTTCCATAATTCCGGGCATCTGGCAAAGTCATGCTCGCATTCTGCATATATGATGCATTTGTGGCAATCATGCCTACCAATTTGCTTTGCGTATTGTCGTATTACTTTCCTACATATAAGCACCAGTTCTGGCGTGATATCTAACTTTTCGTCTTTGCCCTCCATGCTTTTCTCCTTTTCTTTGTTGCTGCATATTCAAATTTGCCTTCTTTTACGCAATCTCTTGGGTCACATCCTCGACTATGGCCGACCATAAAAATATAATCGCACGGTTGCATTTTCCCTGATGTGCCGTTTGATTTCGGATAGAACTTGCAGTCTGTGCATTGACGATTAGTCAAATTCTGAATTTCTTGTGGCGTCAATTTTCTCCACGGTTTACGCTTGTTTTCCATTTTCACCGCCTTGAATCTTTTTGATAAGTTCCTGTTTCATTGCATCCGCTATGTGTTCCCTGACTGATTCTTCAGGAAAGGGGATTTCCAATGATCGCTCTAAAATTCTGTTTGTAATGCGGTCATCATATTTCAATCGGGAAATAGGATAATTACTGGTGAAAATTGTGGTTTTCTTGTCCACATACCGACCATTGATGATTCCGTAGAATTTTTCATTAATCCAATCTTTCCCAGATTCCGCACCAAAATCGTCAATAATCAAAATATCCGCGTAAGTCAAATCACTAATCAGCTTATTCTCTGCGTTTTTTCCTCGTTCTCCCCATGTTGACTTTATCTCATCAAGAATTTTTAGGGATGTTGTGAATTTTACCGATTTCTGATGTTTTTCTATCATCTCATTTGCCATGCTACATACAAGCCTTGTCTTTCCAGAACCTTTAGTATTTGAATATATGTACAGCCCAATTCCCTGTTTCTGCATCTGTTGGATATTTTCGAGCCAATATTTAACAGCTTTTGCCGCCTGTATGAATATTTCCTTACTTTCTGGAAGTTGATACACGCTGCTTTTCATATTTGAAAATCTGCATTCTTTGTACATATCCGGCATTTCAGCAAATTGCAGCTGGTTCTGCATGATCATCTTCTTTCTGATTCCGCAATGGCATTCTTCACAATATGGAACGCCATTATCGTCCCTTGACCATATCCAACCAGAACCGCCACAATCAGGACAATCAGTCTGCAAATGGAGTATCTGAGATTTTGCTTCCTCCGCATTGATCGAATGGGATAAGCGGTTTGACATGCGCTTGAGCTGTTCTACCGGTTCCATGCTTGATGTCGCCTCCTTTTATAACATTGTAGTTTCCTTCCAAAACTTTTGTAAAATTATTCGGCTTTACGAACCAGTCAAATGTTATCATCCATCCGCGGTTATTCTCTCCTCGCAGAAAATCACTGTAGCGAACGTTGTTGATTGCACTAAGGACTTCATCAATTCCGTATTCACGGATTCGCCCTTTGAGTAACTGACATCTTTTTGATGATGGTTTAATATCGCGTATTGGATTGATGCCAACTTCCTGTAATTTGTTCCATTCTTCGATGACGCGTCGGACATCAGTCTGACAAATAGTATCTAAAGATACTATTAATTTATTATCTTTCTCTTTATCTATATCTATATCTTTATCTAAACCTATATCTTTATCTGCGTGCGTCTTTGTTGCGTCTTTGTTGCGTCTATTGTGCGTCTGACGGTTTGAACGCTCTATTAATTTGGTATCGTCAATAACATTTCCGCTTGCTAATGAATAGCTTCCATTCTCTTTTAAAAGCAACATCCTCTTTTCGTCAATATATGAAGTTTCCGTGTATCTATCTCTTGACAATGTGTTATGCATTCGCCAGTGTTTGATTACTATTACACCGTCTTCAAACGTAAGAACAAACCTTTTTGCAATCAATAATCGCAGATCATCTTCGCTTGCTCCTGTGATTTTCATTATCCTTTTTGGGTTTCCAATAAATCCATCATCGTCAGCCCTCATATTCAAATGGAAATATAAGCATTGCGTTGTTGCCGGCATATCCAAAAATGCGTCACTGTCAACAATTTTCATCGTAAACATTCGTTTCTGTGCCAATTCTAAAATTCCTTTCTCCAATTCCTGGTTTTTCAAAAGTGTTTATTTTAATTCAACTTCCATTCCATTGATTTTCAGTTCTCCATTTACCGGAATTACAAGAGATGGAACACCGTTTATTTCTTTCAGTTCAATCAGAGCAATTTTATCTGGCTGGATGCAGATTGCTGCATCTGGTGTTACAATTTTTGCAGTTTTTGAATTATGAATATTGTCAAGAGCAACGGGTTCATTGCTGAAATACATTTCCCAGTTTTCTTTGAAATCTGACAACTTCTCGTCTGGAACTCCGCAATATTCAAAAATCTGTTCCATTTCATCACATGACACGGTTACCATCTCCGGGCTGTCTTTCTTCTGTTCTCTTACTTCCTGCAAAGATTCAACCAGACTTTCCGCGAAATTGAATGTTGTATTTCCTTCGAAATTGTCCATAATAAAATCTGAAAAGACATTGATCTCGTTGCCGGGTATACGGGGAATTGGTGCGCCAAGAACGTTTTCAATGAAGTCGGGATGAATATTCTTTATGTTTTTGTTGAAATACAAGGTTCCATGAATATCAGTGCTTCTGTCATTGAATACAGGGAATAAGAATCCTGTTTCTGGTCTTGAGACTACCCAATCACGAATTCTGTCTTTGATGTTATTTTCAGCCACATCATAGATAAGCCCAGCCTTTGAAAGATTTACTGGACAAATGCTGCACAGAATGTGTTCATAAATTTCTTCTGATGCATCGTGCATTTCGGTTCCATCAGAAGCTTTTCCTGGAATGTCATATACTGCATGAATGAGAACTATGTAGTAATTTTCGTGATAATCGTAATTTTCAATCACTTTGTCGTATAACTCGTCCAAAAGTTCGTCATTTTTAAGCTTACTTGCTCTAATCCGCATAAGAAATTCCTGTGTTCCACCCTCTTTTTCCTGTGATAATGGAAAATCAAGGTTCATAAGGTTTTTTCCAAGTCTGCCAGACATGGTTTTCTTGAAAATGTCAAAATACTTAAACATTTCTTCCTCTGGAAGAGACAGGAATGCTTCTTTAATTTTGGTTTTCTTGTTCTTTTCTGCGTCCACATAACAACCACAAATGCGTGTGATTGTGCAATTGACTGGAGTAAACTGTTTCTTAATTTCTGCGATTTCTTTCTTATTCATTCTTTTCCATCCTTTCTGCTTATTTCGCTTGTTTCTTCTCAATCCACTTATTAATTTTATCTTCGGAAATCATATACATTTGCTTTAGCATTTCGATGCAGATCAACACATCTGCAATTTCTTTTATCATGTTATCACGGTCGATTTTCCACGTTTTTCCTTACTGATTGCTTGTATAAGTTCCGCACATTCCTCCATGCAGACGGTTGCCTTAATTTCTTCTCCGTAATGGTCAACACTTCTAGCAATAACGCTTTCGTCAATGTTATATGTCATTTTCTTCGCTCCAGTCAATTTTCTGCCCGCATTCAAAACAGTACTTGCTTATTTTTTTACCAATAACAGGTGTTCCGCATTTCGCACATTTTTGAGTGGAAAATATATTGTACGGAAAATCTGGAACATATTCTTCAGGTTTGCATGGAATCTGCTTTTCCAATGCTTTTGCTCCGGAATCACACGCCCATGCTTCCTTGAGATATTTTTTCTGCCATTCATCTTTGTTTTCAGAACTTTCAAGGAAACATAAATGCTGGTCTCTCATATCGGATAATATGTCTTTTGCTTCTTCTGGTTTCATGTTAATCCTCCTTATCGTCCTCCTCAATACTGACAGTTTCCAGATCTTCGAAATCACAACCCATTGCGAATCCGTCAATTATTTTCTTCTTAATTCCAAATACCTCTATCATGTGAGAATTATTTTCCATGATTTTTATTACATCTGACTTTTTAACATATTCAGCCATTCTTCATCTCCTCCAACTGTTTTACTGCTTTTCTACAATCTCTATTCGCAGACCGGAACATCATCAAAAGTATTTCAGACACAGGCCTTGTCCGATTTCTTCGCTTTGCTTTTTTGATGCATGTAAGATCATTTGCTTCTGGTACATATATTCCTACATAATGTGGAATTTCAAGGGATACCGCAGCGCATACATCTGTCGGCATAACCAGATAGTTATAATCGCCAACAAAATTCAACCCATGACCAGAACGAAAATCTTCAGCTGATGATTTAACCTCATAACAATAGCAGTCACCTTTTTCTATCCCGGACACACTATTATTCACCGGCACGAACCGCATATAATCCACCCTTACTGCATGATCTGTCGAATAATCGAATGTCACTTCTTTCGCCCAATAAATACGTGGATCATTGTGAGGATTGATTTTCTTTTCGATCATTGCTGATAGTTTTGCTGTAATCTCAGGTCTTGTCATTTTGAATCTCCTCCAATTTCTTCTCAGCTTCTTCACGGGTGAGGAATACCACAACATTCAATTCTCCAAGCCATTCATCCTCGTTCGCCCATAAAAACCATCTGCCGTCTTTTCCGTATTCAATTCCGCTTACCACGTTTTTTCGAATACCCGTGCCATATATATCCCATACAGTTGTGCCAATAGGACACGGCAATCTCACAAGCAAGCCCTGTTCTTCTAAGTCCTCGTAGTCGGCAAGTTTTTTAAACACTTGTTGGATATAGCAATTCCTGCATCCATCTACTACGTATTTACAAAATTCTTCGCAAGTTTTATTCCCAACGCCAATGATATATGTGCATTCATCGTCTGAGTAATCTGTTAATCTCTCCATCTACTTCACCTCTTGAAATCTTCTCATAAAATGAGCTTTCCATGATTCGTCTACTTCCACAAAATTTTCTTTTTCATATTCCTTGATCATGTTTTCAAGTTTTAAAATTTCATCTTTAAAAAAATCGTTATGTCGTTCTAAAAACTTGTCTTTTTTAAATTTTCTGCAATACTGCTCATGCGACCTTGCCTTGGTTTTCATGGTATATTCACATATTCCTGTAGTAGATGCTAACTTCAAAACTTCTTTCGCATATTCGTAATTGTCTTTATCTACCCCTCTTGGCAAAGCCCATCCCATAAAAGAATCGCATTCACAACACTTTACTTTCTTGCTCATCTGCTCTACCTCTCATACAATCTCATCAATGCACTGATTTCGACCATCGACCATCCCGCGCTGATAATCCGTCATATCATTCTCGGTAGTACTTTTCTCCGGCAGTGGCTTCAATGGACACCAATCTGGTCTTGATTCACTTTCGTAATCATAATGCTCTTCTGTTATAAGCCTCATGTCACTGTCTAAGCACTCAGCTAACTCACAACACCCCTCATATTCAGAATCGCCGCAGTATTCAGTTCCGAACGGGCAATCGTAACAGTTTTTCGGTGTATCCGTCACTAATGCTGATTTTCTCATTTTTCTCTTTCCTCTTTTCTATAAGAATGCTCCATACTGTGCAGGATTGATAATATCTTCCTTCTCTCTGGTAGCATCTGCGTATCCGAGCCTTCCATTATTTCTATTTTCTTCTTTTGTAAACATGGTTGAAATGTCTTTGCCTTTATTCATCTGATTCCTCCTGTATCTTAGAAAGTGGTTCAAATCTTCTTTTCTGCTTTACATTTGGATATTTCTTTCTGTCCACATCACTCGTAAACATAGTCAACGGTCTGCACCATGTTACAAATGGGTATGCAAAGCACTTGTAGATCACCATGATTTCATCAGATTCTGTATGTACTGCGATATCGGTGACAATATAGATTCTTCCTTTGAAGTGTTTATATCTTCTTCCGACCATGCTATCTTTTAGCTTCCCTAATGTCCCAACTGATACATTGCTCATTCAGCTCCACCGCCTTCCACGATTTTAACAGCATAGTCTATAGCTCTATTCCATTCCAAGTCCTCATCATTGGAAACAACACGAAATCTGTCCATAAGCGATTCCGTAACTTTTTCCGCATCAAAAGCTGT